TTACTTGCTGTTGTGTATGAACTGAATGGCTCAGAATCTAAAACATAAGCTGATGCTGTTGTTGGATACAATTCACCACGATATAATTCATTACATTCTACACTACCACTTAATTGTACTAGTGTGAATTTATAAAAATTACTTGCTGATGCATATAGTGATGCTGTTACATTCAAAAAATCGTTTGAATCATAAGATGCAGTAACAATAGTACTTCCTGTTACATTAGACTCTTCATTAGTAAATCTCATTTTCACTGCGAATGGTGAATATGATTGAGTTGGCCTAGTCCTAACAGCAAAGTTAACTACGTTATTTTGTGGAATTACTATATTCATGTGATTATAACCACATGATTAGTTTTTATTTGATAAAAAAAGTGCCTCCAATTAAGGAGGCACTGTGGGATCTATATAGAAGACAGCGTATTGTGAGCCGCTGTATTAGCTATTAGTACCGTAAACTACAGTTGGAGTATTGCTCACAACTGCAAACGGGTTAGCAGCTGTTGAACCGCTAATAAAATTAGCTGGTAAAGGTTCTTGACCAGTGAAAGTTGCTGTGTAGCCGTATAAATCACCGTATGCTGTACCTGCGGTAATTGTACCACCAGTCATATCAGCACCGTATAATCTACCTACTAACAACGCATCTCCTTGTCTTGTATGAACTACAATTTCTGGGCGACCATAAGCTAACAATTTGAATTCCTTAGTTGCTTCTGCAGTAAGTTTTTTCAATTGTAAACTTAATTCTTGGCTGAAGAATGTAGTACCGTTATCACGAGATGTGTTAACAGTTTCTGTGTATCCATTAGTTCCTTTCAACTCATATTTGTAAGCTATAGTTCCTGAAGGAAATGCAGTTACAACGTATGTAGCATTTAAAGTATAGCTACCTGTTGCGAAGTTAATGAAGTACACAGCTTGAAGACCAGCAATGCTGTCTTTACAAGGTTCATTGTATCCTAATGATATGTTACAAGCCATGTTGTTATAAATTTATTTGAATTAGTTAATTTTTTTAAATGGGGGCTTTTTACACCCCCATTTTATATTTTGGATCTTAGATCGCAGTTCCAGCTGGAGCATATAATACGATATCAGAAGCGATACCATATTGAACACCCGCTGTATATCTCATGATAACGCGAACGTTTTGAGAACCATCTAGATCAGCCATATCCAATACTTTAACTTCATTCTTATCAGATAACAATGCAGTACCGAAGAACAAATTGCTCTTTTGTGCAGCAAACATGATGTTTGAAGGCATACCTGGACACCATGCTAAGTTAATACCTTGGAAGTTTAACGGAGCAAAGCCAGTGAATGCATTGAATTGGTAGTTAGCAGTACCTAAAGCTACTTGGTAAGCCTTAACGATGTTAGTTGGAACGTAGATGTATAAATCTTCTTTACCATAAACTGTGTTAGGGATAGCGTTTACTACTCTTGTTAATTCAGCAACAACGTTAGATGAAGTTACTTGAGAAGATGCAGTTACGAAGTTAGCAGCTGGTAAACCAGAACCACTTAATTGTTGTAATAAACCAGCGAATTGACCATTTAATGCAGCTGAACCAGACCAAATGTTTAATTCGATTTGTTGAGCTACTTGACCAGCTGTGTTAGCAATCAAGAAGTCTGTGAATGAAGCAGGTAAGTTATCATAAACTGATACGCCCATTTCAATTGCTTCCCAGTCAGAACGGAAATCTTCTTTACATAATTGAGTGTTAACTTGGAACTCATCTGGTTGTAAGATTCTTTCATTTAATGAAACTGAACCTGTTGCAGTGAAATCACAAGTAGCATCAACGATGATGTTTGATTGAGTTAAAGTTTTAACTACTTCTTTGAACTTGATATTTGGTTTGATTGTAATGTACTCCTTATCAAGTGTAGGAGCTGATAATAACGCAGCAGCGATGTACTTGCCAGAAAACTGACCGGCATAGGTTGTGGTTATTGAAGTTGTTGTTGCCATTTTTTTCTAATGTTTAATTTTTTGTTAATTAATTTTTTATTAAAATTTAGATTGATTCATTTTAGCTAATACTGAGGTCATTGTGTTACCTAATTTATTGCTCTTAATTAAACCACCTAAATTTACTTTTTCTTCAACAGGTGCGCCTGTAAATTTCTTAGCAGCACTCATGTTTGTTTTGCTTGGACCACCATCGTTTGGTTTACCTTGCATTTGATCTTTTTCTTCAAGCTTTTTTCTAGCTTCTTCTTCGTCTTTAGTTTCAACAGCCATGTCTTCTTTCTTGCCTTTCATAGCTTCGAATAATTGAGCGATATCAACACGTAGTTGATTTAATTGCTCTTCCATTGCATCAAGACGAGATGAATCATCTTGCATTTTTTCTTCCTTTTTAACAGCATCTTTTTCATCCATGGTTTTTTCCATTTTGGCTTTATCCATGTATCCTAAAGCTGTTTCTTCTGTTAGAATTTCTTTTTCCATTTCTGTTTCAGTTTGTGCAGCAAAATTTACATTAGTTTTCTTAGCGCCGTAATTGTCTTCTAAGTTCATTGATGTAATGATGCCGTCTTTTGTTGTGATAAAATATCTTTTTTGTCCACCAGCTAAACCGATTGGTAGATAAATAATGTGGTCAGCGTCTGGTGCTGCTACTTTTGATCCGTCTTCTTTGATAACGAATAACGTGTGTCCTAAGTCAAAGTAATCTGACATAACAGGAGACCCGTTTTCTAATTTACCATAGAATGGACCACCAGCATTTGCATTGCCGCCTAACTCAACATTCTTTTCTACGCCTAGCATAGTCATGATGTTTTTTAGAATTGATTTTGAATCCATTTTAATTGAATTTATATTGTTATAACTTGGTGTACTATCTTCATTCGAGATGTGTTCTATCCCTTTCTGTATTCTTCTGAAGGCTTGTGAGTGTAATGTTTCAGACATGTTGATTCTGGTTTAAATGCTAAAAAATCCTTACGCCATTGTTTATCTGCGGTTAGATTAATTGATAATTGCTGATAACAGATAGCCGCTGCTTGATCCTGTGGATATTCACCAGCTAATTCACCTATACATTCTGCTATGAATGTATCTTCTGCTTGTCCTTGTTTGCGTTGTGGTATTGGCATAATTAATCTTTTGTTTCAGGGTAAGTAATTGATGAATCCCATCTAGGATTATTTAATATGACACCTAGATCTTCAGGTGTGTATGGACCTTCATAAGAAGCTACTTCTGAAATAAATTGAGGCATTTCATCTGTTGTGTAAGTTAAATAACCTTGTTCACCACTGGTGCTTAAGTATATTGATTCGATTGATTCTTCTTCAACTTGATTAAAATCAACTTGATTAAAATAACTTGATGATATGATAATATGTTTTGTATTCATTATAATTTATTTAAACGTAAAAACCCATATTTGTGTATGTATCTCTAATAGCTCTCATTTCTGTTACGCTCATTGATTTTTGATACACACCGTGAGCTCCTATAGACCAGTTGTATTGAATAGAACCACCACTGGGAACCATTCCAAATCCGCCTGATGTTACTGTATAAGAACCAGGTGAAGCATTGTTAAATGTACTACTGGTAGCCGTAGTATCATCTGTTTGTAACATTGTAATTTGAGCTGAAGCACCTGTATTTACTGAGAAAGCAGCAAAATACCAAACTCCATTACTCATTGTTTTAGCATTCCAAACATTTATATATCCAGCAGAACCATTGTGGTATTCTGAACGTACACCATCTCTAACATTTGTATCTATTAATAAATTTGTAGTATCAGAACCTGAACCATCCAAAGCGCACCATCGAGAATTATAAGGAGTTACTCCTGAATTCTTTCTTATAAAACCAAACATAGTTATACCACTATTACGATTAATAGTCCCTAAATTTTGGTAAGCATAATATAAATTAGCACCATTTGTTGTTTGATTAAAGTCAACACCTCTTTCTACATCATCAATTGTTATTGTACCTCCTCCAGTATTAGTGGGGGTTGCTGTACTGAAAGTACCCCCAGTCACTAAGTTATTTAATGTCGTTGAACCATCATAGCAACCTGGATTACCAACATCATACCATATTTTTAAATCAACGGTATCAATTGATGGTTGTGGAATAGGTACTACATAAGGAATATCAGCAAACTCACTTCCTTTTACAAGACCTCTTGCTAACGAATATCTTCTTAGATTTACTACTGACATATGTTATGATATTTGACTACCGAATAATGTAAATGATCCTGTTGCCATTCCAGATACTTGAATAGAATCTTCAGCTCCAAGTGTAATACCCAGTGTTAATGCTGTACTATCACTACCTGAAATTGGTACTTGAAATGCTAAATAATGTTTAGGATCTAAAGTTGAACCTGATGGTAAAGCTGCAATCCAAAAAGTTGAATTTGTTGTTCCTCTATTGGCTACTACTAAGCTAGATACTACTGTTTGAGTACTTACTGGTGAAGTATACAATGACGATGTTGCATTTGATCCTGTTATCTGACCTAATATTTTGTAAGTTGTAGGCATATTTTATTTTTTATAATTTTTTTATATTTTAAGCTCCCATTAATAAGAATGTATAACTGTAAATGTCTCCTGCTGCAACACCACCTGCACCTGCATTTAAAGCATATGATGCTGTTGTTGCA